TCTGCATCGGCTGTGTGTGTTGTTGTACTGGTTGTGGTGCAGGCGCATGAGATTTTAAATTCGAATATTGTTCGGCTCTAGCACTACTTCCGGCGGGTCTAGGTGCGACCGTTGGAGCTTGTGGAGTAGTAAGTTTAGCCTTTAAGGCTTCTACTCTTGCCGTTGTTTTATTTGGAACACCGAAAGTGACTTCCGGTCTTGCTGGTTGTTGTGGTGCGGGCGTGCTTGGATTAGCCCCTCTTGGGGTTGTTGTGAGTGACATGGTTGTTCTCCCTGCCGATCTACGGCTGTTAATCTGTGTTGCTTCACAGGGTTGTTAGTCGATATTTTGGCTATCTAAAAACTTTAAAACCTCTTCGTGTGTTAAGCCCATTTTTTTCAATTTAGCACTCAATTTAGCGTTTCTGGGATTTGTTAAAAAATCATATAAATATTGGTCTACTTCGCTTCCTTTGGCCGTTTGACCAAAATAATCCAATGCTTCCTGAACAAATTTTTCAGCGTTTTTAGCTTTTTCTTTTACAATTTCTTCTTCAAATCTTGGAAATTTTTTACCTTTAGGTAACGGCCCGCCTTCAATCTCGATGGGCACGACTACGTTTTTCAATCGTTCTTGTTCTAGGGCTTCTTCCAAATCATATTTTTCAATTCTTTCTTGTACCCTTTTATTTAATGATTCCTGTTTTTTGGCGTTTTCTAACAACAAATTTTCTACTTCTTCTTGGGAAATGTTTTCTGCTCGGCCCTGCTTTTTCATTTCGTCTAATATTTCTTTGGCCGCTTCATCTAACGGTTTGTTTTTTAATACCCCTGGGTATTCGCTGCTTTTAATATCGGATGCCATTTTTTTTAAGTCTTTTTCTTTAATTATTTGCGCCAATTCTTCCGGCGTGCGAGTGACTTCTAATTCTGGTCGAGTTTTTATCATTCTTTTTTGTAATTGATCCAGCTCATTGGATACTTCATGAACATCTTTAAGCACGGATTTGCTTTTACTACGCTTATAAATTTCTTTTAAATCTTTTAGTAATTGGGTTTTTTGTTCAATTTGTTTAGAAAGATTTTTTTCTGCGCCTTTCAATACCTTCCATCCAATAGGCAAATCAGCGGCGACTTGAGCACCGGGCACATGAGAGATTTGTTCTAGCACTCCGCCTTCTGGCGTTGGAGTTCCGGCTTGAGAAAATGCGTAAGCAGCAGGGCTTGTTAGTTCAAATGCGCTTCTAGCAATATCAAGTCCTGGGATAGATTGGACGGCTTCGCTTGCTTGTTGGAATGCAGGCACTGTGGTTTCGCGTAAGCTTTGAAGCCAGCTTGGAAGCTCTGGGGTTAGATTAGAATTTTTTTTTTGATCTTCTACGAGACCGCCCTCAGCCATCATCGGGATTCCCCCGCCACCCGCGCCTTGAGGCAACATTTCACTTCGAGGTAATGGCGCAGGTAAGGCTAATTGGTTTTCTGGCGGCATTGGAACCGGTGCAGGCGGCATTGCTGCCATCATCAAGTCTTGAATGCCAGTAAAGAAGTCTCTCAGCATTTGCATCTTGTCTTCTTCAAGCTTACAAGTTGCGTAAAGATTAATGTACTGAGTAACGATTTCGGCAGCTTTTTGTAGGTTCATGAACTGATCCGGCGGTTCATAAACGCCGTTTTCAATAATTTCATCTAAAATGTAAAAGATTCTTTCTTCGGAACTATTTGCTAGGGTCTCAATTTGACCTAAGTCCGGGAAATCAAGAAGTCTGCGACCCTCTTGAATCGTTATCATGTTGGACTGAATCATTTCGGTGACTTTTTGTAGTCGGCCGGCCGGTTCTTTCGGTAATGACGATTGTACGTAGGCTTGGATGACGAACGGGTCTTTGAGTAATTTGATGTCAGGAAGTTCGATTTCCTTGCTGCCTTTTCGTCTGTCGGTAAATACGGTCTTATAGGTTCCTTCTCGCTTAGCAATATCAATGGCTTTATCAATAATTTGGTAAGCAAGATCCACATAGAAATTAGTATACCGCCTTTCTAGGCTTGCGAATCGGTCCGAGTTAATGTCTTGGTAGACCCTTTGCGCTTCGCCCGAGTTGAGCCCCGCCGGCTTTTGGCTTGTGGCTGCGAGCATGGATAGACCTTCTTGCTCGAACCCGAATTGAATGAGCCTTGCTCGTTCTTCGTACATTTCCTGAGCGTTAGATTGGCTAACAGAAAAAATAGGAGGGGTGCCACGATAGGGAATAATCATACCTATCTTGTTTTGAAAAGCAGCTTTATTGACCTTGCTGCCTTCTTCCATAAACACTCGTGGTACACCAAAGAGTTTGATAGACTTGCTGATTGTGTCTAAAAGGCTATTAAGCTCCAATTGAGTTCCTAATAAACTTTCAGCAACCCCTTGTGCCCAAAACCCTAATTGTCTTTTCTTGTGATGTAAGAATACAAACGGGAATGTTTGTTTGGTCCACTTTTCGCTAAAAAGTTCCCCTTCGGAGCATACAATACTGTGATACCCGTCATCAGTATCTTCGCCAGAAGGAAGTGCCCAGCCTTCAACAACCATGACAAGGTCGGCAACGGATTGTGCTGTGGTGCTGCTAGAATCAATTGTTGCTTTTTCAGCTTCCGCAGCTTTTTGTTTATGCTTTGGAAACATAGATTCAAGCATGGTTCTGTCCATTAGCTTGACTTGGTACATGCGTCTGGGGTCACCAAATGCGGCTTCTTGAATGTCTACAAAGAGTTCGGTCAGAAGTATTCTTTCTAATCCGACTTTGCCGTCCATTGTTTCTAATATTTTTACGCAGCCAGTTCCTTGCACCAAAGCATCGGTCAAAATATGTTCGCCGATCTGGTAAGCTTTTGTACGGAAAAATTCGCCGAGGATAAAAGCATTTAGCTTCTTTGCTAAGTTTCTTTCTTTGTAGTCGCCATTATCGGTTAGAAAAACAGGCGTTGGCTGACTTTGGCAAAGGCGCGACACAAGAGTATCAGTGACCGAAGCAATGAGATTGTACGTGGGTCTGTTAGGTGCCAAAGTTGAAATTTGATCCATTTTCGACAGATTGCTTCCGACAAACGAATATAAAGAATGGCCGCCGTACAGTCTTGCAAACTGCGCCGCTTGTCTTTGCCTAAATTGTTGAGCCGTTTTAAGATATGCAACCGTTGCAAATAACTGACGGCTTCTTTCGCCGGCGTCCTTGGCTTCCCACCAACGAAAGCCTTTATTGCCAACAAACGCATTGTCAGTTGTTTTATAAACTTTTTCGGTTCTGCCGTAGGACTTACTCTTGATTGTTGTTTTTAAACTCATTGTTGCTCAACTGATTCAAGCGGCGGTGTAGCTGAATAATACAATAGTTCCTCTTCAGTCAGTTCCGGTTCGTCAATGATTGCTTCAGCTTGCTGCCGTTGTTTATAACGAGATTGCGGTGCCTCTTCTGACAGTTTTAGTTTTACGCCGTCCATTTCAAATTCAAGGACGCCTTTTTCTCGTAAAACCTTAAGAAGCTCTTTGAGGTTCTTTAAATCCATTACCGCATCATCTTTCGTTTCTTTTCTTCGCGCTCGCTCAAGATTTGACCAACCAAGCTCATGTCATCATCACTTGGATTGTCATCAGCATCATGGCTTTCGTCTTCAATGTAATGCACGTTTGCAAGGTCTAAGTCATGACCGAATGCGGGTTCTGCGTCTCTTTCAGATTCTACAGCGCCGCCACGGGCCATTTTCTTTCGGCCTTTCATAATTTCATCAACAACGCTTCCGCCCATGGCAAGTTTAGCCACTTCGGATTGATTGTGTCCGGGTGCTCGCATTGCTGCAATTTGTTGGCGATTGCGCGGGTCCATAGGGACTTCATGTCCGGGGTTTAATTTTTGGTTCTGAACCATGCCGCCTTCAGCGTAGCATCCCATGTTACAGTGCATTCGGCCGCCGTGAGCACAGGAAACCATGTCACCGCCAGCAAGTTTAGCAACTTCGCTGTGTGGTTTTCCTTCATGTCTCATTTCAGGCTCGCCTTTACCAGCGGGGCTAAGTGCGGGCTTACCGATTTGTGCAGCTTCTTTTTGTTCAACTGCACCGCCCATGGCCATTTGATGACCACACTTTTCGCAATGCATCGTCTGTTTTTGTGTAACGTGTTTCACTTCTCCCCCTTCGGCCATAGCCGTTTTTTCTGCTTGTTTAAATGCGTCTGCGGTTGGAGCGCCGGTGCTTCCGGGCTTTCTCATTCTCTCGCCGCTTCCTTCTTCAATTCGTTTTCTTTTGGCGTGAATGTTAGCGTATAAGCCCCCACCTGACGCCATGTTTTTTCTTTTTACCGCATATGCGATAGCAACCGCTTGTTTGGGCGGCTTGCCCGCAGCAATTTCGGTCTCGATATTCTTTTCTAAAGTCTTTTTAGATTTGCCTTGAATCAGTGGCATTTTATCCCCAATCATTCCGCCTTCGGCACAGTTCCAACGCTTTAGCGCGGCCCCTTTTGGTGTTAATTCTCCGCCCTTTGATGTCGGTCCTTTTACTCCCGACATGCGAGCACAAAAACTTTTTTTTCGACCTGCGGCTTCAGTTCCGGGCTTTGGGCTTCCTGTCACCGGCCTTTTTAAATTTGAACCTTCTTCGCGATTAAGCTTTTTTCGGTACTCATCGCTTAGACCGCCAGCCCTTGAATGCTTCTTTGGGTTGTAACCAATAAAGGGCTTTTTACCTTCTGCCATTTAATCTTCCTCGCCTACATCCTCGTGCGGGCCTTCAAGATGTGGTTCAAGCTCAATTAATTGCACGGCATTTTTAAGTGCCATTGCAAGGCCTTGAACGTCTTTTCTTTCTAAAGCTTTTAGCAATTCTTCGGCCGCGACTTCAAGGGCAACGTTTCTTTCTTTGCCCGATTCGCTGCGAACTTCGCTAACAATTACGCCGACTTTCTTGTCTTTGTCTAAAAATGGTAATGGGATTGGCAAGGTTTTCTCCGGGATAGTGTTACAAAGTTGTTTATTTACGCCAAAAAGAATTAAAAATGGCTAGACTTTGGTGAAAATTTGATTAAAAAGAGCCTTCGCTTGTTCATGATGGCGCTTGTCGGTTAGAAAAGCATTAGACTAAGTCCCCAAAATTATTTTGATGCTTTTTTATGACCCGGCAGGCGCTTTTTTCTTCTGATGACCCGAACTATGTCCACGGTGCTTTTAAGAATTGTATGACTGTCCATGTTATGGGTTTCGTTTTCTTCGGTAAGCCATGAGGCAATATAGAATGCCTTTTTATCCTCGTTTAAAAGCTCCCCAATGCATCGGCAGCGGATGGGCTCGGCCATGCCCCCCGTAATGCAAACATGGTCTAGAAACTCAATCTCGACAATATCCCCGCGTCTCAGCGCTGGTAAACGGTTTCTCGAAACAGGCATTCGTGAACCCCTTTGTCTTTATAGATTTGGATTAGCTGATGAAAAAAGTGGCCGTTTGATTTGTGGTATGTGATTCCAAAGCCAAGCGTCCAGTCGCTGATGTCTTGAATATAGTCGGCAGCTTTTCGTTGGTCTCCGAGCCAGCCGATGTTAAGTGCCACAAAGTCTTCTCCGTGGGCGTTGTTGATGTGGTATTCCTGAATCTTGTGGGTGTGGCCGAATATGACCGATGACCGAAACTTCTTCACCATACTTGCTGCGGGGTTTTCTCCGGCGCGCGAGCCGTGAACGCAGACAAGATTGCCAATTACATATTTTCCATTTTGGCCATAGGGAATGTAATTGATGTTTTTTGGAAGTCCCATGCATTCTTCTGCTTTAAACAGGCCTGCGAGTT